CGCCACCTTCAGCGCGCACAAGCCAGTTGCTAAGTGGCTTGTAGTCTCCGCGCGGTGCTTCCCACTTGATCACTTCGCCACCTTCACAAGGTCCATCGCCTGGTGGCGGTAGGATCGCCCATCGTCATGCTTGACGAAAACCATTAGCACGCCATCGCGGTAGACGTGAACCACCTTGCCAAGCACCTTGCCAGTGCGCTTGCTGGCGACGATATCGCCCAAAGCAGGAATGTAATCCTTGGTCATGGCACTGTCTCCGTTTCTCTGTTTCCGCGCTATGCGGTGTGCTTCCATCCATTGCCTTTGCCAGTTTGCGAAACGCTCTTCTCGCACTTCAGGCAATAAGCATGATCATTCTTGAAGTAGACTTCAATTCGATGCTTCTTCATGGCACTCTCTCTTTTCGCTTCTGTCAGTGGTTGTTTCTCTGACTCCCTTACTGTAAGTCATTTACAACCGCCTGTCAAGCCCTAATCGAAAATTCCCCATTGCTCTGCCATCGCGCGCGCTACTCCAGGCGGTGTGCGCGAACGGTTTTTCTCACGCACGTCAGGCGCGTGCCTTACTTGGTGCGCGTATGAATAGCCTTTGGCGTCGACGATGTGCGTAGGCTGCAAGGCTGGCAGGCCTTTCAACCATAGGCACGTTGTCTTTAGTTCGCGATGCCCAAACATGTACGGTTGGATGATCTGATCAGGCTTGCGTATGCGCGTACTGATGATGCTAACGGGATTTTCCAAGGCGATACGCGGAATGGGTGCACGCATCAATTCGCGTACAAAGGCAAGCGCTTCAATCTGCAAGTCACGCTTCCTGTAGAAGTGTGCTGCTCCAGATACCGCTAGGTGTGTGCATGGCGGATGTGCAACCATCAAATCCCACTGACGCGAATACAGCACGTCTCGCACATCGCCTTGGTAATGCTCGCCTGCGCGCTCGCTCGCCAGGATATCACATGACATGGCGTAATGACCGCGCTTGGTAAATTCATCGCGAACAATGCCGCTGAATTCGCACGCGATCAGTACGTTCATTCATCCATGTCCATGTTGACTGCGGACCATGAAGCATCTTCATCAGGCGCGGCCTGCGGTGGTTTGCCAGCATCATCAAGTTGCAGATAACCGCGCGCCCAATCAATCGCCCGGTGGTGCCCATGCTTACGCAAGTCTCTGCTACCCTTGAGGATTGCCCACGCGCCTTCAGTCAGGCAGTACTTGCATTCAACTTCAATTGCGCCATGCTGGCAGCGTGCTGGTTTCTTTTCTCCCCACCTGAAATCGCGTTCAAATAGATGAAAGCGACATTCCCCAAATTCATCATTATGTGAACAGTACAAAGGCATACAGTCTCGCTCATAACTAAGCAACCGCGCTTGGCGGTTATCCGTTTGTTGGTGTAAGTGGCTTACATTTTTCGCTCCCTGAGTACCATCTGTATGCCTTTGTTGACTTTAAAAGTTGCAACCGTACTACCAATCTTGATGGGTGGTTTTGGCTTGGGACCAAGCCTCTGATGCAATTCGCGCAGTGTCCATTGCGCCATCTTGTTAGCCATCAATTCATACATCTGGTTGCGCTTCACGCGCACTGCCAGCATCCTACGCAAACGCGCGCGCTTGCTTTCTGTCCAATGGTGCTCTTCTTCCATGTAAGGATTACTGCGCGTGAAAATGTATGTACCGCCACCTTTGCCGCGTATCGTCGCCAGGTCCAGAAACCGCCACAGATCAAGCCTGCGCAAGAAACGCGATACAGTAGCCTTGCTGCAACCGCAGGCCTTGGCGATACGCTCTAGCGTGTCTCGCGTGCCTCTGCGCCAGTACTTCTGCACTTCATGCCAAATGCCGCGCTGCTTGCTTGTCATCCACACTGTACGCCCACGATAGGTAACAACGTAGATGGCTGCATTTGGATGATAGGCTTGGTAGGCTCGCAGCGCAGCAGTTGGACCGCCACCTTCCCACCAGCCTACTTGGCGTGCTTCATGCCTGGCAGTCATCAGCGAGCCTGATTTCTAAGCGCATTGCTATCAACATTGCAAATTTGCCATGTAATAGCAGGCGCAGTAAAGGCATCGCCAACAACTGTACGCAAAACCTTGGTACATCTTGTGCAAAGCCAAATACGCGGATATGGCACAAATGGCTTATCTTCTATAACTACAAGATGCGTGCAAGGTTCCGTACGCTTGAACACATAGCACGCTTGGCATTTTCCGCGCTGGTCTGGCACCATTCTCCAACACTGGCATGTCTCTGAATGTAAGTCAGTTACCTCCTGGCGGAGACTGTGCCAGAGCGACACCAGGAGGCTTGTGTAATTGTACGCTCTTTTTTGCAATCAGTCAATTAAGCCCAGACGCTACCAGTAGACCACGTTGCTTCATTCCATCGCGCAGCATCACTTGCAAGATACCAAGTGGTTTGACTCCACTTACCAATATCCCAACCTTCATTCAAATGCCCAATTGCAGCAATAGTGTCTGCTAGCGGAAATGGCGGTTGCGTTTCAGGATGCTGAAACCAGTAGTACATATCAGCAAGTACTTCAGTCTGATATGCGCCCACTGCTGCTGCTTCAACTGCTTCTGTATCTACTTCGCCAACATGCACTTCTTCATCCTTTGGTGGCACTGGCTCTGGCGTAGGCATTGGCGGCATCTTTGATACGGCAAACGAAATGCTGCTATTGAAACGCTGCGCCCACTCTTTGATATTGTCTGGCGCAATCCATTGCCAGCCTGACGCTAAAGGATCACCAAACAACCACTTACCATCGCTATTGGTTTCGGGACCAATCGCGCAGGCATGTGCGCCATCATAAGACTCTGTGCCAGGCACATTACCTTCACCTTGAATGATAATCGCGCGTCCGTCGTTATGGCACTTCTTCAGTTCGCTCCAACCTTTGCCTGACTTGATAACCAAATCCTGGTTACCGTAATTGCGCCAAGCAGTCTCTGCATCGTACAGGTCTGTCCCGCCTGAGAAATCGCCTTGATTGTGGCGCATATCGCCACCTTGTGGACCTGACTTATCCTGCACATGATACGCATACACAAGCGCTGCACTAACCATTGTGCAGTTGCTCCAGGCATGATCCTCGCCAGCGCCATTGCTTTCATTTTCGTATGGCTCTTTAGGATCGCGCGATGGCGCTTGCATACGCCAGTCTGGACGAAATGCACCGCCTGTATCTATTGGCGCAACTTCAACCATACGGAACGGAATGTTATCCGGCCTTGGCGATAGTTTACGCAATCCCGCAGCAACTGCAAGCGCGCGCGGCAATATGCGTATATCGTCAACTTCATCCAGATTGTAAGCCATTTACAAAACGGATGATAGCGCTAGGCAAATAATCGCCAGTGCAAGCAGCGTTGGACCAAGGCCCGCAAAAGACGCAACTGCCAGGATTAACGCTGCAACTGCAAGTAAACGCTTGATCAATTCAAGGTTCATGCTTTTACCGTCAGTGTAAGTTTCAGCGATGGACGATTACCAGCAGTACCATGATGGCGAGAATAGAATGCAGTGGTGTACTTGCTGGCATCCTCGCCAGCAGACTTCACCATCAAGCCATGCTGCGCGCTGCCAGTAAACCACGCACGCACAATTGCAGTAATGTCAATTGATTTACTGTTACCTGGATTAGATGGCACTGTGGTTGCAACTGCGCCACTTGAAGTAATTGCGGGACCGGGATACTTCACGGCATTGCTACTGCTAAAGCCACAGTCTACGTTGTAACTACCCTCAGTGAAACTGCCAGTAAGACGCGACACAGTAACCTTTGGCGTGCTGCCAAATGCACCGCAAGTCTGTGCGCCAATTGTAACTAACAATTCTGCCTTATCCACTGAAACTACATTTGCCCAAGGAATAGTTGCAAAGCCCAACACTGCGCGGTTGCGGTACGGACTAATGTACCCAATCGGAAGGTTGATATCCTGGCCATTGCCACCATCTATTGAAGATGAATGTGCCAGCCTTGCATCTTTAGTGCATGCATATGTGCGAACCACGCCAGTAATAACATCAGGCGGTATTGGCGGAATAGGTGGTTCGGGCTGCTCTGCTTCTTCCCACTCAGTAGCAGGCACATATGTAGACAATTCTGCTGTCCAGCCTGTGCCGGTATCACCAACAATCGCACCGCCAAGTACCCTTGTAGCAACGTTGATTGCTGGCGCTACAGACTCAACCGCCAAATGCGCAATGTCAATCATGCCTAGATCAAGGATGCTTTCAAGTGCATCTTCTGTTTGAGGGTAAAGTGTGCCTGGCGCATATTGCAATGATGCGCCTGAACGATCCGCCAAAACTGACGCTACCCATACGTTTGCGTCTGGCACTGGTTGATCGCGCTTTAGTGGAAGGTCGCCATACAAGTTGGCTTTCTCTTGATCAATTGCAGTAACTGCAACCGTTGGTGCGCCATCATCAAATGCAGTAATGCGCGTATATACGCCTTGCAATGATCCTTGTGTTTTCAGTGTGCTAATCGGAATGCCATCGGCACCGCCTGCTTGAAAGCCTGTATCGCGCGGATTGCCAAACGAACGAAAGCGCAGTGTGCCGCTACGATCCATCCAGACAGCATACAAGGCATCCAGAGCAGCAGCGCGGATGTGCTGCCATGTAGGTGCTTCATCTGCGCTTATCGGCCCTACAGGCGGATCAGTTTCGTCTACTGGCGTAGTCTCCACTGGCACCAACGTAGACAAACCAGCCTTGTTGATAAGGTGTACTGCGCGAGCGCGCAGCGTACTGGGCACGCCAGTCTGATTGGCTGGCAAGATGGCTGCAACCAGCAGTTGCACCATATCCGTACCGCGCAGCGTACCGCGCAGCGCACTTAAATCAAAGTCAACTTCATCAATCAAGCCTTGGCGCACAATCTGCCTGCCAAGCGTTGAATGAATGTATGAAACGCGAATTGGCTTGCCTGGTCTAATGGCGGTTGCAAATTCACTTTGTCCGTTAGATGGATCAAGCAAGCGCTGCGGATCATAAGTGTTGACTATCCATGATCCAGCAGCAGGTATTGTCAACACTCCAACGGGATCATCTGCACCCCAGGAAAGACGTACCGCCATACTCTGCGGTGTAACGTCTCGCCAATCAAAAAAGGCCCATCGCCCGGTATCCCAAAGCGCTTCATCCCACTTTGCGCTACCTGGTGAAGGCCCATAGATTTCAATTCGCGCAGAGCCAATTGCACGCAAAGGCGGAAGTGTCATCTAGAAAGTACCAAGCGCGACTAGGCTACCTTTACCATTGCGTCTTGCGTAGTCACGCAATGCCTTTGTAACCTTTGCCTCAATGACGGACGGATCGCCATAGATGTTGAAGGTAACACCGCCACCAGCGCTGCTGCCAGCAGACTGCGTGCCTGCGCGCGTACTTGCGCTTGCGCCAGTAGCAGACTGCGAGCCAATCCCAAATGGTAGTTTGATATCCTTGAGTGGGTTTATCTTATCAAGGAAATCGCCAATCATACCAATGCCTTTGGTTATCCAATCAATAAACTTGATCAGCCAGCCAATGACAGTGGAAAGAATGTTTCCAACAATTGTAAGTGCCTTACCTACTGCATTCAGAATTGGAATAAGCAACGGCAAAACTGCTTTAACCAATTGCCCAAACAGTTTGATCATCTGAATTACAATGGGCAAAACGGCATCCAAGACAGGCAGGAACACTTCTCCAATTGTCTCTGAAAGTTCGCCAAAGGCATCGCCAGCCTTTGCCTGCATTCCAGCAGCAGACTTTGAATAAATGTCTGCCTGGCCAGCAGCAGCCTTACTTGCATTTGCAAGTGTCTCACTTGCAGTTGCACCTTTTTCAAGGCCCGGCACAAGACTGCGTAAAGCCTTGTCATTTCCTGCATATGCCTTGGCTACTGCATCACTTGCTGTCGCCAGGTCTACGCCTGCAAAACGCGCCAAGTCTTGCGCTTGTGCAAGCAAGTCAGTAGCAACACCAACATCTTTAGTTGCGGTAACAAGAGACTGCAAACCTTCTCTTGTCTCGCTATCGGTAAACGCTCTGTCTTGTCCTGCTGCAATCGCTGCTTCAACTTGCTCTGTGCTCTTTGCAGTTGCCGCGCCTGCTGCGGTAATCGCTGCTTCAAGTTTCTGCTGCTCTGCTCTGTCATCAGCAGCAGCCTTTGCCATGCTGGCAATAGCAGCGCCAGCAGCGAGCGCAACACCTGCAACAACTGTTACCTTAGCAGCCATTGCGAGCGCATCGCCACCAAAGCCTTTTACCTCGCCACCAGCAGAGCCAAGGCTTTTTTCCAGGCCTTTAGTATCTCCAATAATGGAGACAATCAGCGCTACGCCTTTACCTAGTGCCATGTCGTCTCGCTGCTCTGTTCACCTTTGCTTGCCTGTCTGCGTATGCGCCCAATTCAGCAACCGTCAAATTGGCTGCTTCACTTGGTGGTAAGCCACTTACACTTGCAGCACCAACAATCTTTTCTGCACGCATCTTGCTACGCGATACGCGGTCCGCCATCTGCTCTTCTGAAACTTCACCAATGACTTCAAGTTTCCAAGTGCAGACTTCTTCATATGTCAATGATGCATTAGCGCGCTTGGCAATACACCAAGCCATCGCATACATCATCACCATACGCTTCTTTGTACTCTTCCCTGACAGCAGCGTACCAAGCAATTCAGGTTGCACGCCTGCAATTTCTGCCATGTCCAACACTTCAAGCAACGTCAATTGTGTTGCATCAAAAGTGTTCAGATCAAGCACCGCAACCTGGCGGTTTACAGGATGATCAGCAGCAATCTGCGATAGGTCGATTTTACTTGGTTTCAAATCCTGCTTTGCTGGCGATCCGTTCAACTGCTTCACTATAGATTGCCTCTGTTCGCTCTGCATTTCTCTCAAAGGCACCAGTTATTGCATTGGTTGGTTCAATGTTGTGATCGCTCCAACCAAATTCCTGCACGCCTGCATACGGTACTTCATTGATAAAGCGTGCTTCTGTCGCCATGCCATCTGTCTGCCAGCCTGCAATTAATGTGCCACTCTTTCTGCGAGTGGCATCGCGCACATCTGGCAACAACATTTCTGCTTCAGCCTGGTGTGCCTCTGATAAATCTTGCACTTCTAATTGCACTTTATCGAAAGCACGCACCGCTTCTGGTACGCCTTCCACTTTCACTTTGCCAGCCATTAAGGCGCAATATCAAGCACAGGCTTTGCAAGGAACGGAAGGGTAACTTCAAATTCAGCGAACGTACCGACCTCGCCACCATACGCAACAGGCACAAGTTTCACTTGCCCTGTAACAGCAGGCGTATCGCTACCAGCAACCGCAGTCTGTCCATGTGCATTTAGCACAATGTCTGCTGTCTCGCCTGCATGATCCCAAAGAAATCTAGCAAGCCCGGTTGCAGTGTAATCCTGGCCTGCACGCATCACTAGCGCGTAAGACTCAGGCTCACTATTAGAAGCAACGTTACCGTCAAGCGTTGGGTACTCAACAACATCGCCAGCGCTAACTTCTACATGAACGTCTGCGGCATCCCCCTGATATGGCGCTGCTGTCCCTGCACCAACCTTCAAGGTAAACAGTGCGGTTTTCATAAACAGGATAGTCGCCACAATCAAACCTCTTGTGTTGTTTCAACTACACCGCGTGAAGCGAAGTACTTTGTTCCACCCATATCAGTAATTGCAGGCCTGCGCCAGGCTGGATGACTCCAATGTTGTAAGCCACTTACAGCAGCATTGCAGATAGCAACCAACGCTTCTAATTCATCAAAAGTAGCAATGCTATCTGCTCTGCCAGCAACCACCCAAATCTCCCAACGTTGGGTACGCCTGCCATTAGCCAATCCCGATACATCTACCCAAGGATCAGCAGGGTAAACGCGCGCACAAGGTGCAGTAAATGCACCCATTCCGTAGAAGGTATTTACACCAGCAGCAGTAAGCGCATCAAGCAATTGCTGCCTACAGGCTTGAAGTGTCATCCTATGCCAGGAATTGAATAGCGAGCAATCAAAGGCTTGACGCCATCAAGGTAGTCTTTCGCTACCTTGATGGCATTACCTTCCAGATCAGCGTACCCAGTCAAACCAAATGTTGCTTCACGTCTTTTGTACGCTTCTGCGCCACCAATCAGCAAAGCAACATTCAGTTCATCTTCTGCGCCTGATGGAGACTCAATCACTGCGCCATTCAACTTGACGGTTAGGCCTGATACAAGCGCTTTAGCAACTGCATCTGCCCACGCGGTATCTTCTGCGGTTGGTGTTTTATTCCCAACAAACGTCAATACCTGCGGCCCCGTCAAACCGTACATTACGCAGGCTCGCCATCCTCTGCATAGTCTGCCTTGGTAAGAGTCTGCTCGCCAACATCGTTAGATGTTGGTGCCTCAATACCAGTAGTCTCGCCAGTCTGCTCTTCAGCCTGCTCTTCAGCCTGCTCTTCAGCAGCATCCTTCTTTGCAGACATTGTATCTCCTGGGTTGTAAGTAACTTACAGATTAGACGTTGGTGTAGGTGTAGCGACGAACGCCCTTAGGCTCAAGCACCGCAAAGCCAAAGTACTGCCAAATGGCAAAGACGACACTCTGCGGGCCTTCACGCTCCAGAAGGCGCACATCAAGCACCGCGCTCTTCCACTGGCGAGCATCATTCCTACGCGCAACAATTTCATTGGTGGCTGTCAGAATTGCCCAAGCAGGCTCAACAGGAACACCGCCAATAATACCCTTCTGAAAGCCTGCGCCCTGAAGTTGCCCAAGCGCATTCACGGGATTGATATACGCCAGCAGGGGCCTTCCGTTGGTATCCTCGCCTGCCGTCAGGTTTCCCCAATCGGTGCTATTCACAAAAACACCTTCCGCAGGCAGCATGCGCGCACCAGCGCCACCAGCAGCAGCACCACTGTAGAATTGCGCCAACTTCTGCGCAATGCCCTTGTAAAGGTCGCGCCCACTCGCAGCAGGCGTAGTGCCAGCAGTATCAGCAATTGCACCAGAAGTAGTAAGCGCTTCAAGCACAAGCGCAATTTCACGTTCCGTATCGCGCATCAGCAGTTCGCGCAGTTGGTTGCCGATGATCACATCAGTACCGGGCGATGCACCATCAACCGCCTGGCGACTGACGATTGTCTCGCCACCAATGGTTTTCGGTGTAAGTGTCTTGGGTGCAGTTGTAACGTCAACGTTAGCAACTGCTGCATTCTCAGCAGCCTGCACATCTGTATCGCCAGTCACTGTGGCGAACGATGGCACAATGATGGGATTGGGCGCAGCAATTGGCGTGCTGGCAAAGAAGGCTGCAAGCGGACCTGTATATGCAATGTCAGGCACATACAAATCAGGGTAGTAGTTGGTGGGATAGGCACCAGCAATATCGCTGCTGTCAACCGCGCGATCCATCTGTGCAGCCAGATCAAGCACCAATGCCTTATGGCGGTGCAGGCGCTGGCTCGCTGCCACATCGCGATTTGCTGTCATCAGATCAGCAAAATAAGACTGCTGCGTATGCGGTCCGTAAACGCTCTCAGAGCGCGTCACAACCGCAGGATGACTACCGATACCACTCGCGCTCTGCGCAGGCAAGGCACCGCGCTCTGCGTCTCTACGCTGCTCTTCAGCACGCGCAGTCACAATCAGCGCATCCACATTCACCAGGCGACCATTAAGCGTGTCAATGTCGCTAGTCTCAATGTCATCAAGCGCGCGATTGTCAGTCTCTGCAATTGCACGCACTGCGGCAATCTGCGAAGTGATAGCGTCACGTCGCTCTGTGAGCGCAGCAACTGTAAGGTTAGGCACCTTTGCTCCTTCTGTGGCGCGTGCCACGCTCCTTAGTGCAATGCGCGCCTGCCTATAGGCTGGCGCATAACTGCCTGCGATTGCTGCAAGCCTGACGCCTGCATAGTGTTCAACTACACCAGCGCGGTTGCGGTACTTTCCTGGCACAAATTCAACGCTTACGCCATTAATGCCAGACTGAACCTGACTCCTAGCTTGCACGGTTTCTGGCACATCAAGGTAATCGCCACTAAACCACAAACCATCTGATCGCTCCTGAGCGCCTGTAACGACTCCTACAGGCACGCCACCATCTGTGCCGTGTCTATTGAGGTACGCGACTCTTTCGCCCGCCTGAATGGCTTGGACAGCCTCAGAGAAGGCACCGCGTACAAATCGCTCGCGCCCATAAGACACATCAATCGCTACGCCAAATGGGACCGCCATACCCTCAAAGCGCGATGGCTCGCCTGCAACGTCCCTAACTTCAATGCGCCCAAGTGAAGTGGTATGAATGTCAGGCACTTACAGTTTCCTTCTCTGCCTCTGCGTTATCGACCGGCGCCGGTCGATTTCCGAAAGACTCCGCTACTGCCTTTGCCCCTTCAATCTGCGCTTCTTGCATTTGATCAATTGCATCGTTTGGTCCCAAGCCTTCTTCTGTGCGCACTTCATCGCCAGTCATCCAAGGCTTGTTGCCAGTTGCAATCGCCCACGCTCTAAAGCGAGACTCTTGTGCTGCGCGCGTCAAGCGTGTCATGTCAATCAACATGAAACGCTCTTCTGGCAGCAAATCAGAAATCACATCTTGAATAGGATCATAGAAACCTGACAACGTGAAGCGATCAAGTGAAAGCGCTTCATCCTGCACGTTGCTATAAGTCATGCTAGAGCCAGGAGGATTAACGTTAATGTAGTGCGATGGAATGCCGAAAAGGTTTGCCACTTCCGCAGCAATGTCACGCCTTGCTTCTACTGCAAGTTGCGAAGATACATCTGCTCCCCAGGGCTGCGCCATTGCGCCTTTGCCCAAAACTGCGGGATAGTCCGGGCCTTTACTTCTCCTATCACGCCATCTGCCTGCAATGGCATCTGCTTGCGTATTGTCAAGTTCCTGTTCAGTTGTAATCTGCGTTACTGGTGTACCGCCTGCCTGCCAGTAACGTGACACATATGCATCTGATGCCCAAGCAGACATAAGTGAATTGCGAGCCATCTGCAAAATACCTTGCAAATGCTCCGGTACGCCTGGCCAGAAGGCAGAGCGTACCGGAATAACTGCTTCACCAGAAACTGTGCCAGCAACACCAGCAATACTGTATTGCGTTGGCGGAAACACTCCCCAAGGATCAATCAATCCTGAAGGCGCGATTGCTTCCTTTGGCAGTGGAAGAAGTGAGCCTGGCACACCTTCATCATCTACACCGCCAACCATATAGATATAAGAAATGTCAGTCAGTGCCATGCTGGCAACTACACGCCATACCCATTCGCGTCTTGTCATGACAGCAGCAGGACGCTTCACAATACGTGAAACTACTTTAAGTCTGCGCGCTGGCTCGCCTTCCCACTCTGTCCAACGCTGTCCCGCAATCGCATTGGCAATTAGCGTAACGCATCGCCTTACTGCGGATACGCCTGCTGCCTCAATTACAGTCAGTGGGAATGCTGAAGATGGAATTGCAAGCGACGAAATAGAAGTGCCGACAACCATTGTCTGGTTTGTCGGCACTATGGTGTGTCTGTTTTGCTTTGTAAGTGAAGTGTTGCGATGCTTCTTACTCACTCCCGTATCTTAACATTTTGGTGAAATGTAAGCAACTTACAAAAATACCTGTACAGGTGAAACGGTTTTAGCGGCAATGGCTACAGAAAGTGTCGCGCCAACAACACCTGTAATCGGTGTGCTGCTAATTGTCCATCGCCAGGCCCCATCACTTCCGATAAATCTACGCTGCGCGCTGGCAACCTGAGAGTCCAAAAACGGATCATCATGTGCCAATCTTTTAGAAGTAACTGCTTCTGCGAAGTCTGCACAAGCCATCGTGACCTTGGTGCCTGCAATTGATTGGTACGGTAACTGTGTTTCTGCTGCATGTCTTTCAAAGGCTGGTGCCAGCGCGGATGATGCAGCATATACAATCGCATCAAGTGGCACCTTCTTTGCAATTGCTGCTACTTCTCGCGTGAAGTCAAATGCAGTAAGCGGTGTCTCTGGACGCGCCTGCAAGTGGCGATGTACCTCTACACCAACGCGACCATCGCGCCGAAGCGCTGCTACAATGATGCTACCTTCTGTCCATGATGCCAGCACGTCACATGCAACCACATACCCACCAACTACGTTGTTGGGA